ATCCGGTGATCGAGAGGTAGGGAGTGGTCCGCTGGGTGGAGAGGGCGACCGTGGTCCCGGAACCGCCAGAGAGGAGCCAGACGGCGCGCCAGGCCGCCACGCCCGTCGGGTTGTTGGCGCCGCTCGTGGCGTAGACGGCCACGCCCGTCTCGGTGCCGGAGAAGCCGACGCCGAGGACCGCTGCGGCCACTCCGGAGTTGGCCGTGATCCTGGCGAGAGGGTGGCGCTTCCCGCCGGCCGTCTCGATCACGGGCTGCTCGATCACGTTCAGCGACTCCGCACTGAACGCAACGCCCGGGGTGGTGACGAGCGTTACGGTCGTCGCCGAGGGGATCGCGACGATCTGGAAGTAGCCCCGCGTCGTATTGCCGATCAGGTCGTTCACGGCGTACTGCGAGGTTACGTCCGCACTCAGCGTGAGCGTCGCCCCGCTGGACGTCCCCGTTGCTCCGGTGACGGCGCGCACCCCGAACTCAGTGAAGAAGAGGGTGCTCGTCCCCTCCACGTCGACGGAGGCGTTCGTGAACGAGGCGGTCCCCGTCAACGCCTTGCGCTCGTACGTCAGCGCGGAGTTTGCGGTGCCCCCAAGCTCGACCGTCACGCCCGACGAGAGCGTCATGTTCGCGCCGTCGGCCTTGTCCCGCGCCTTCCCGGCGCTCACGGTGATCGTCGAGGTCGTGGCGTAGCGGATCACCAGGCCCTCGACGAACCGCTTCGGGAAGGCGGGCGTCGCCGAGTAGTCGTCCGAGTCGAAGATCTCGACCTCGGTCGCGTCGAACAGGCGCAGCCGCCCGTCCTCGGAGATCACGAGCGCGCCCTTCGAGCGGAAGGCGCCGGCCGGATCGCGCTGCGCCGTGTAGGCGCGAAGCTCCCAGTCGCCCGTCGTCGAGGTCGGGGAGCCGATCAGGTAGGGCTGGAAGCGCCACTCGAGCAGGTCGCCGCCGTCGTTCTGGTCGTCGTAGCGCATGACGAAGCCGCGCCCGCGCTGGCCCGTCAGCCATGGAACGATCTGCCGCGTCGCCTCGTTCGCGGGCGGCTTGTCCTGCGGCACGACGTCGATCGAGCCTGTGACGGTGAGCAGCTTGACGCGGAGCTCCTCGATCGTCGTGAGCGTCCCGGCCGCGCCCGAGCCCTTCGACGCCTGGATCAGCCCGTAGAGGGTGTCGAGCGCGTCCTGAAGGACCTGCCGACCGGCGCGGTCGGTGAGGTCGGCGCCCGTGACCGAGACCGGGTTGCTCACTGGTGGCCCGTCCCGACGGGCTCGAGGTCGACCCCCTCGACGGAGAGGCCGAGGATCTTCACCGGCACCGACGAGTCGGTGATCTCGATCTCGATCTCGACGACGCTCGCCGAGCCCGACCCGATCGGGACCGTCGCCCGCCCCGTGGGCTCGGTGAGGTCGACGAGCCAGTCGCCCGTCGCGGCGTCGAGCGTGCAGTTCGGCGGCTTCGCGTAGGGGCCGGCGCTCTGCGGGACCTGCGTCGAGGACCAGTCGCGGTAGAAGCGGACGCGCAGGCGGCGCTCGGCGCCCGCGACGACCGCGAGCGGCTCGTAGTGGATCCGCAGCGACCGACCCGCGACGTCCATGCCGTTCTTCGCGCGGAACGCCTTCGTCTTGGCCTCGGCGTTGACGCGGCCGAGATGGATCCTCGTCCCGACCGTCGGGGCCGTCGTGAACGCCGCCGTCGTCAGGGTGCTCGAGGTGTTGGCCGAGATCAGCCGGCTCTCCCCGAGCTCCTCCGAGTAGGCGTAGGTGCCGGCGAGGCTCGGCGAGGTCGGGAGCGTCACGAGGAGCGGGATCGACGTCGTCGTCGGAGCGCCCGTCACGAGCGCCTGCGGCGGGCTCGCGCCGTCCGCACCGTCCGTCGTCGCCTCGTCGTCGTACCAGTCGTAGCCGTTCTCGTCGCCGATCAGCACCTTCGAGCCCGAGGTCGTCGGGACGAGCGCGCCCGCGGTGACGGCGAAGTCGCGCTGGCCCATGGACCAGACCTCGCGGTCGACGTCGTAGGCCAGGAAGTGGTGCGGCTCGGTGTCGGCGTCGAGGGCGACCCACCAGCGGATCTGGCGGATCTTCGGGTGCCAGACGGCCGTGAACTTCGACTCCTGGGCGAAGTTGATCCGCTGGACGAGCGTCTCGATCTGGCGCGAGATCGCGCGCGGCGACTCGCCGGTGAAGGTCCACATGCCGCGCCGGTCGAGGCCGTAGGCGACCTCCTCGACGTTCAGAACGACCTCTTGCGTGCAGGCGCCGCGCGTCGTCGGGATCGTGCGCTTGACGCCGTCCTGGTTCGGATCGTTCGTCCAGACGAAGCGCTCGAGGCCGTTGAGCGAGCAGAAGATCAGGGCGTTCGCGTGCGGCACGATCGCCGTGAGCGGGCCGGAGTCGGGGCCCTGGACGTAGTTCAGGGCCGGGAACGACTCGGGGAAGCCAGGCTCGCTGTAGAAGACCGACCGATCGCGGGTGAAGATCTTGTAGGCGGCCGTGGCGTTGTTCGAACCGCCGTAGGCGGCCGTCAGCGCGGCCGACGTCGTCGAGGCGCGCGTGTTGATCTCGTAGGCGACGGCGTCGCCCGCGACCTGGAACAGGCGCGTGACGCGGTTCGAGAACGAGGCTGCCGTCGGCTTCGCGAGCGCCGCCGACCAGTCCGAGCCCGTGCCCGTGATCGTCGCCGAGGCGTTGTTGACCGCGACGGTGCCCTCGGCGTGGACGCGCTGCCCGGCGAGCCACAGCCGACCGCGGAAGGAGAGGACGATCGACGCGATCGGGGGCGGGAGGTGGGTGCCAATGTTCTCGGCGCGCGTGCCCGGCCACGGGAGCGACTGCGTCGCGAGCGTGACGTCGGCGATCGAGACGACGATCGTGCTCGCCGTCTGGAGCCCCTCGGCCGCCTTGAAGAAGACCGCGCCGCCCGTGAGCGTCGCCTCGACCACGATCCGGTCGACCTTCGCGTCGAGGGAGCGAATGATGTTGCCGGCGCCCGACGTGTTGATCGCGAACGTGAGCTGCGCCGCGCCCGAACCCGTCACGACCGCGACGTACTCGCACGAGGGCTCGCTGACGTAGCCGGTGCTCGAGTCGAGGTAGCGGTAGCGGAACTTGTGGCTCCCCGTCGTCAGGAGGCCGGCGGCCGTCGTCGGCGCGGGCGTCCACGAGGACGGCGTCTGGTCGGGGCCGACGATCCCGGCCGCCACCGTCGTCGCCGCGATCCCGTCCCAGCGCTGGAGCTCGCGCCAGCCGTCCGCGACGTAGAGCCGGCGGCCGTGGACGCACGCGCGCGGGCGCTTGTTCTGCGAGAGGGCCGAGTAGAGCGTCGTCGCGCCCGACGCGATCACGCCCGCCGTCGCGCCGTGGGTCGCGCGGGCCTCGACGAACGATCCGCTGCCGGGGTCGAAGCCGGCGACGGCGCGCACGGGGAGCGCGAGGGCCGTCTGGCCGCTCGCCTTCGTGCAGCCGCCTCGGACACGCAGCACCCCGAGCTGGTCATGCTGGAGGTTCTGGTCGACCGTGAGGAGGCTCGGGTCGCGCGCGACCTTGCTCTGCTCGGTGTCGAGCCCCGTGAAGGTGACGACCTGCTCGCGCACGGGCTACTTCGGCGCCGCGAGCTGCTTCTTCGCCGCCGTCACCGACTTCGCGAACGACTTCGAGACCGCCTCCTGGCGGGCGACCTCGGCGACGCGCTTCTCCTCGGTCTTCGGGGCGGGCGGCGGGGCTTCGCGACGCACGCGGAACTCGTAGCGGCGCCCGTGGGCCGTCCGCGACCACAGCCGGACCTCGGCCTCGGCCTGCTTGGCGTCGTCGACCTCGTAGCGGCCGACCCCAAAGATCACGGGGATCGGCTTCCATACGTCGCTCGAGCCGAGCACGCGGGCCTCGACGAAGCACTTCATGGGCACCCCAGACAGGAGTCGACGACCACGATCGCGAGGAGGACGAGCAGGAGGTCGATCACGGGGTCACCGTGCTCCGCTGCGCGACGTAGCCCTCGCGCGTCCGCTGGGTCGGCGTCCGGGCGAGGCCGAACGAGGTGAAGGTCGGCTGGCGCCCGGCCTCCTGGTCCCTCGCCCGCGCGAGCGCAGAGCCGAAGGCCGAGAGGGTGAGGCTCGGCTCGAGCGTCGTGCTCGCGCGGAAGCCCGTCACGATCTGGACGTCGATCGCGCGCAAGAGGAGCGCCTGGAGCCGGTCGGGCCAGTCGACGTCGTAGGTGTCGGCCGTCGTGTCCGTGACGCGGAGCGGCTGCCGGCGGCGGCTCAGGAGGACGGTGTCGGCCGAGGTCGGCGCGGGCCAGAACTCGATCGAGTCGCCCCGGACCGTGTAGTAGATCGGGTCGCCGGCCTGGCCGAGCTGGTCGAACTTGACGGTGTCGAAGTGGCTCGGCGGGAGCCCGGGGAGGATCGCGCGCGACGACGCCAGCCGGACCTCGTCGACGGCCGACGTCCCGGCGGGCAGGTCGTAGACCGAGCGGCTGACGGTGTAGGCCGTGGTCGCGTCGGTCGCCTGGACCCACGCGGGCGTCACGAGCGCGACGGTGCTCGAGAGGAGCGACTGGAAGCGGTAGAGGACGTTGCTCTCGCCCGTGACCAGGGCCTCCCAGCCGTCGTCGACGTACTTCTGGTGCCAGATCTCGCCCGTGAGCGTGAACTGGTCCGAGCCGAGCACGACGCCGAGCGCCGCGCCCGTGACCGACGCCTCGAGCACGAGGGTGGCCTGGTCGCGGTAGAACGACCAGTCGTGGCCGCTCGCGACCTGGTCAAGCGCGGCGTTGATCACGCGCGTCATGCGGCGCAGCGCGTTGCCGTCGGCCGCGTCGCTCATGTTGTCCGCGCAGTACTGCCGGAGGGCGCCGAGCTTCATGGACACCTCGCCGGAAGTCTACCAGAGGCGTCCAGCCGCCGCCGGGCGGGGAAGTGCCCGGCGGCGGCTGGACAGGGGAAGACCGAAGGCTAGACGGCCGAGCTCGCCCGCAGCGAGACGGTCATGACCGCGTTGTCGGCGGCCGTGCCGGCCACGTAGCGGCCGACCGTCGACCCCGACACGAAGCTCGCGGTGCCGGCGACCTTGCCGAGGTCGGCGTCGTCGTCGGCGACCATGAAGAACTTCGTGGTCCCCTCGAGGGGGTCGGTCGCGAAGAAGTCCGAGTGGATCACCTCGACGCGGTCGGCGCCGACGCAGATCCAGAAGTAGTCCTCGTCGTCGAGCGACGAGATCCCCGCGGCCCCCGCCGTCCCGTCGGCCGGGTACTGCGGGTGCCGGTAGGGCGCGATCCCGGCGATCTTGTCGGCGTTCGCGGAGCACGGGACGACCTTGAAGTCGGCCCGGGTGCCCCACTTGAACAGCTTGCCCCGCGCGTCGAAGTTGTCGGCGGCGAGGTCGGCCTCGACGAGCATGTAGGTCTGCTCGACCGACTCGCCCCCGACGACGGTCGTGACGATCGCACGGGTGCCGAGCAGGGAGTCGTAGGCCCCCGACCCGACGTTGAGGCCGCCCGTGGAGACGGCGCCCTGCTTCCGGACCTCGCAGGGATCGAAGAGGAACACGTTCTGGCTCATGCTGCCGCCTTCCTTAGCTCACGTCCGCGAACTTGGCGAAGTGCTTGGGCGACTCGAACACCAGGTCGCCGTAGTTGCCCACCCACCAGCCCCAGCCCTGCTTGATCGGGAGGAACTCGTCGCCCGAGGCGTGCCACAGGCTGTCGCCGAGGAGCTTGAGGGCCATCTTGCTGGTCGTGAAGCCGTAGCCGTGGACGACGTCCGAGTTCACGTCGGTCGCCGGGATGTCCGGGTCGAACGTGACGTCGACGCCGTCGAAGTTGACGACCTCCTTGAAGCCGAACTTGCGGATCCCGACGTCGCCCTGCGTCACGACCACGCGCTCCTTCGAGGAGAGCAGGTCGAACAGCGCGCGCAGCGCCGTGCGGGTCAGGAGGATCATGTCGAGCGACTGGCCCATGGCGTGGCCGCGCGAGTGCTTCATGATCGCGTAGCGGAGGTGCTGGTCGGCGTTCGCCGCCCAGGTCGTGCCCGTCCGGTTCGTGTTGACGATCGTCGGGGTCCAGAAGTCGTACTCGCGCTGGGTCGACGTCGTGATCCCGCCGGCCGCCACGCCCACGCCGCCGTACGTGCCCTTCGCCGTGGCGAGGGTCGCGTAGGTGTCGGCGTAGACCGTGGCCTCGAAGTCGGTGGCGACCTGCGAGCCCGGGGTGATCCCCATCATGGACTCGAGCCCGCGCAGGCGCCGCTCGTTGCCGGGGGCGTAGCCGTCGACGTAGAACTCGGCGCAGAGCTTCCGGCCCGCCATCTCCTTCATGCGCTCGGCCTGCGACTCGAACAGCTTGATGATCGCGTGCTTGCCCTTGTTCTGGAGCATCTCGCGCTCGTGAATGAAGTCCGTGGCCTTGTAGCCGCGGGTGTCCGAGAGCAGCGCGGTCTGGAAGAGCTCCTGGCGGGCGAACGACAGGTCGTCCCCGTCGGTGTAGGGGATCAGCCCCGACTCCTTGTACTGGACGGTCCACTTGAAGTCGGTGCCCGACGAGTTCGTCTTGAGCCGCCCGCCGCTCTGAAGCATCTTCAGGATCGGGTGCTGCTCGATCGTCTCGTCCGCCAGGTTCTCCGACCAGTTCTCGCGGGTCGTCTGGAGGATCCGCAACGGGGTCATGAGGCTCGCTTTCTGCGAGCCTCACGGGGCCCGCTACGTGTTTCGCTTCAACCGACCGGGCGGAAGCCCAGCCTTCTCGTACTTCTCGTTGATCTGGAAGATCTTCACGGCGTTCGTCCCGGCCGCGTCCAGCTCCTTCTGGCGCTGACCGACCAGGTCCACCACCCGACCCTTCCCCTTGCCCGACTGCTGCGCCCTCGCGCTCGCCTTCGTCGCCTCGATCTGGCGCTCCTTCGCGGCCACTCGCTGACCGGTGCCCTCGAGCTCCGCGAGCCGGCGCTTCATGGCGACGATCTCGGCCGCCTTGTCGGCGCCGAGCCCCGAGCGCACGAGCCCGTCGAACTCCTGGCGCTCGGTCGGGGCCGCGATCTTGTGCTTCGCGAGGAACTCCTCGCCGGCCTTGCCGAGCACGAGCGCCTCGAGCCGGCGGAAGCGGTCGGCGAAGACCGACTTCTCCATGAGGTCGGCGGCGCGCTGCTCGGCGAGCTCGCCAATGAACCCGAACGGGTCCGTGCGGAGCTTGCCGTGGGCCTTGTCGAGCGCCATGAGGCGCTCGGCGACCTTCGAGCCGGTGTCACCGGGCGCGCTCGCGAGCACCTGCTGCCGCTGCTCGACCGGCGTGTTGAGCAGGTGCGCGGTCCACTCGCGGACGACCGGCGAGTCGTCGTGCGGCAGCGAGCCGAAGCTCGCCGCCGGCTTGGGCGCGGGTGGCGGGGGCGCGACGGGCGGCGCGGCCGGCTGCTGGGCAGCGGGCGGCGGCGCGAACGTCGGCTGGGCGGGAGGCGGCGGCGCGTCGACCGGCGGCTCCTCGGGGGTGGGGTCAGGCGAGTTGTCTTCGATCGAAGGCGTGGGCGTCTGCCCGTCGAGGTCGTTCTCGTCCCCGAACTCCGTCTCGTCGATCTCAGCTTCCCACCCGTAGCCGACCGTCGGTTCCGGCTCGGCTCCCGTGGGAGCCTCGCCCTCCGACACCTGCTTCGAGTCGTCGCTGCTCGGAACGCTACTAGCTTCCCCGCCCATTGTCAAGCTCCCCTCATCTGCTGCATGGTCTTCTCCCAGGCCGACGGCCCGGGGTTCGTCTTCGTCACGCCGCCCGTGCTCGGCACGGAGGGCAGGTCCTTTGCGAACTGCACGGTCTTCCCGGCGCGCTTCGCGGCCTCGATCTTCTTCGCCAGGTCGATCGACCCCGTGACGTGACCGAGCCCCGGGTGGTAGCCCTCGACGACCGTGTCGTGGCCGCGGACGTGGCGCCCGGCGCCGCGCTGGCAGTGGCCGAAGCGGGCGTCGACGAACGACAGGTCGGTGGCGCCGCAGTCGGGGCAGCGGTCGAGGAGGTTCACGACGCCGCCTCGAGCGCCGCGATCTCGGCGAGCGCGCGCTCGAACGGCTCCACCCGCGCTGCGCGGACGCACGCGAGGCAGTCGTAGCCGGGGAGCGCGACGGGGCCGACGACCAGCCGGTTGCACTTCTCGCAGAAGGAGAACTCGCCGTGACGCAGCTTCACGACCCCACCTCGAGCAGGAGGACGACGAAGTCGGCCTCGATCGCCAGGTCCTCGGCGACGAACCGACCGTCGGCGTCCTCACGCCAGTCGAGCGTGAGGGGCCGGTGGCCCTCGATCGCGCGCTGGGTGTCGGCGAACGCCTGGGCCGCGACGCTCGCCCCGATCCGGTCGGAGAAGGCCGACACCGCCTCGGTGATCGGGAGCGCCGGGTGGTCGACGAAGAGGACGTGGACGGGCGCGCGGCGGGTCACGCGGGCGGCCCTCCCTGCGGCGCACCGCCGGGCGGCGGCATGGGCGGCGGGGGCGGCGGCTGGAGGAACACCCGCATCTTCGGCGGGAAGCTCTGCGACTCGTAGACCGCCGCGAGCACCTCGTTGTAGTTGTCGACGTTGCCCATTTGCAGCGCCGGCTGGCCGACGCTCGCCATGAGCGTGTTGGCCTGGTCGATCTTCTTGTTCGCGTCCGGCCGCTTCGTCGAGCCCGACTCGATACGGAAGGAGATCTCGCGCGCGAGGTCGGACGGGCCGAGGTAGGCCGTGTCGACCCACACGTCGTCGACCGTCACGCGACCGACGTCGACGGCGTAGGAGCCGTCCTGGTTGCGCTCGAGGTAGACCTCCTGGCCGGTGCGCGCGAAGTACGACTGCTGGAGGCTGGGCAGGGCGGCCAGGAGCTCGGCGAGGACCGCCTCGGCCTCCTCGCGCGTCTGGAAGTACTGCGCCGCGCCCGGCGCGATCCCCTGGAGGCAGGGCTCCTCCTTCGCCGGGTCGACGTCCGAGCCCGGCGCGTAGAGGCGCGTCGGGAGGACGACGCCGCCGAACGTCCGAAGCCGGATCCGGTAGCCCAGCTCGAGGTCGACGTTCGCGTCCAGGTACTTCGAGACCTCCTTCGCCGACATTTCGAGCCGCCACAGGAGGCCCTCGTTGCGGGCGAGGCGCGTCGACCAGTCCTCGACGCGCTCCGAGAGGTCCTGCAGACGCGACCGAGCGTTGCGGTCCTGAATGTCGGCCTCGGTCGCCGAGCGGATCTGCTGCTCGGACGACTGGCCCTTCAGGATCGGCAGGAGGCCCGTGACCTCGCCGATCTGGTTCAGGTGGAAGTTGATCTGCTCGCGGATCTCGGGCGAGATCTGCCCGCCCTCCCAGCGCTGCACGAGCTGGCCGAGCGGAAGCCCGTCCCGAGCCTCGATCTTCACGACCTCGGAGAGGCCGCCGTTCACGATCCGCTCGGCGTCCTCGTTCTCGAACGACGTCGCGATCCCGTAGATCTCGCGCGCGTGCTGCTTCGCCTTCTCGAGCGCGATCGACGTGAGGAGGTTCACGGCGCGGAGGCTGGGCAGCGCGGCCTTGATCAGCGACACCGGCCAGAGCGTGTTCTTCGTCGGCGTGAGGTCGAGCCCCGTCAGCGGCCAGACGCCGTCGACGTAGAGCGGCGTCTCCCACCGACCGACGTGGAGCGGCGTGTCGTAGCCCGGGACGAAGACGATCTTGCGGTAGTCGAAGGCGTCGTCGCCCCCGAGCTCCTCGTCGACGTCGGCGCCGCGCCAGCCGACGCCCATGCGCGAGTAGACCTCGTAGAAGGTCACGAGCTCGTCGGCGCCCGACTCGTCCTCGTCGCCCGACGGCGGCGGGGCGGCCGACGAGTCGCCCTCGGTGCCGTCGGGGAGCGGGTCGGCCTCGAGTTCCTCGGGGAGATCCTTGATCGCGGCCGACTTGCTGAACTCCTTCTCGAGCTTCCAGCGCGGCTCGCGGCGCCGGAGCGCGATCCAGTAGGCGTCGGTGACGCGCTTCGCGTCCGGGTCGATCACGACGTCGTCGACCGACACGAACCAGGAGGTGATCAGGCCCGTCGTCGCGTCGTAGCCGGTGTAGGCGAACGACCGCCCGTCGGTGAGCGCCTCGTCGACCGCCATGCGCGACTCGTCGGCGAGGCCCGTCTCGTTGGGCGTGTAGTTCAGCCCGGCCCCGAGCACCGCGCCCAGGGCGCTCAGGATCGAGTCCTTCGTCCGCGACGTCACGGTGCGCGTCGGGTTGCGCTGGTAGAGGTTCGGCCCGAGCCACGAGCGCACCTGGAAGGGGAGATTGACCGTGACGCACGCCATGTGCTCCACGTTCATGACGGCCGCGAGCGCGTCCGACTTGAACCACGGGTCGGGCTCGCCCGTGAAGAGGCCGTCGATCTCGCGCGCGGCCTTCGTGAAGTCGGCCTTGGCGTCGTAGCCGCGACGGATCCGGTCGCTCCAGACCTCGACGAGCGCGGCGTCGCGATCGCTCTTGCGGGGGTTCTTGGCGCTCACGCGCGCACGAGCGTCTGCGGCCGACGCAGCTTCGAGTCGAGCGTCTCGACGAACGAGAGGACGTCGAGGAAGTCGGCGTCGCCCTCGCGCGCCCGACCGCACTCGGCGTCGACCTTCGCCTCCTCGCGGATCCGCGCCGCGACCTTCCTGTCGATCGACGTGAAGATCGGGTAGTCGGGGCCGACCCCGCAGCCGGCGAAGCCGTGCGACTTCTCCTCGCGCTCGGGCCCGCCCCGACGCGCGTCGACGCTCGAGCAGCGGCAGCAGGCGGCGCGGTGCTTGAAGACGCGCCCCGAGTGGTAGCAGTGCGTCGTGCAGGCTGCGGAAGCCATGGTGTCCTCCCCGATCCCGGAGCCTAACCGACCCGCGCGCAGAGGTCTACAGGGCGCAGCGCGGCCCCGGGCCGGCTCGCTCGCGCAGGCGCTGCTTCGCGCGCTTCTGCTCGCGCTTCCAGGCGAGGAAGCCCCGATCCGTCGTCTCGAAGTCGGGGACGGCCTCGGCGTCCTTCTTCCGGCGGCCGGCGTCGTCGCGCCACCCGCAGACGTAGACGGCGATCGCGAGCGCCATGACCCGATCGTCGTGGAACGCCTTCGGCGCGCAGAACGTCTCGCGCTTCTCCGACCAGACGAACGTCCGCAGCTCCTCGAGCAGCTTCTCGTCGTAGACGGTGAAGTCGCCCGAGCGCAGCGTCGCCGACAGGACGTCGAGGATCACCGGCCTCGTGCGCTTGTTCGTGTTGAAGCCGGGGCGCGGCGGGCGGCCCCGAAGCTGGTCGGGGTCGCGGTGCCAGTAGACCTTCGGGTAGCCCGACTTCTGGATCGCGACGACGACGCTCGGCGAGAAGTTGTTCTCGACGGCGATCGTCGCGTTCCAGTAGTAGCGCCCGAGCCGCTCGAGCAGGCTCGAGAAGGCGTCGGGCTCGAGCTTCGTGCAGACCGCCGCGACCATTTCGCGCGTGTCGCGGTCGATCACGTAGGCGGCCTGGCCGTCGCCCGTCGCGAGCCCCTCCGAGCAGTCGGCCCCGATCACGTAGGCGTGGCCGCTCTGCGGCTCGTGCCAGCGCAGGATCGCGTTCGGGAGCGAGCTCGGCACCCAGCCGCCGTCGCGGAGCTCGCCGCGCTGCGGCTGGCGCACCGTCCGCGACAGCCGCTCGAGGTGCTTCTCCGAGTCGTCGCCGAGGAACGAGTACTCGTTCGCCGCCCAGCACTCCTCGAGCGTGGACGGGTAGTAGCGCCGGAAGAGGTCGAGCCCCTTGACCGTGTCGCCGCTCCCGAGCTTCTCGATCACCGACCGACGCCAGATCAACTGGTCGTCCGTCAGCTCGTGGCGGAAGACGCACCATTCGTCGCCGGGCTTGACGATCCGCTGGCCCAGGAACTCGCGCGCGAGGACCTCGCCCGTCTCGGGCACGAACGACTCGGTGAGGTGCCACGTCGGCCGGGACGCCCGGTAGGCGCCCCACGACATGGTGTACTTCTCGTCGAAGAACC